GGCAAAGATGGGAAGCCCGACGATATGGTTGACGCTCTCATCTACGCTGTAAACGGACACGAATCAAACACTTACGTTTACGAGATATAGTGTTAATAGCTGATTACTTCCAGTCGCTTTTTGGTGTTAATAATAGAAAGCTCTTTGGTCGTAACAATCAAGCACTACCAAGCCCTAACGGCACGCAAGTCGGTGGGCGAATTGGCTATCCCTCAAAAGCTGGTTACCTTGCCAACGTCGAACATGGATTCAATCGCAACCCAGTCGTAGCGGCTTGCGTAGGTGTTTACGCATCTACGCTCAATGAGCCGCCTTTGGCTGCTATGTACGATGATGGCACGATCAACAGGAACCACCCGGTCAGTCTGCTATTTCGCAAGCCCAATCCTCGGATGGGCCAAGCCGAATTCTGGCAGATTGTTTGGACATACCTAGCGATCAGCGGCAATGCCTACATCGTCAAGGTACGCTCGGCAATGGGTAATATCGTTGAGCTTTACCCTTACTCGGATGCTCACGTTGCGCCGCTGCTTAACGATCTGGGATGGGTCTACGCATACCGCTACCAGTCAGGCAACATAACACAGGACTGGCCCGCGGAAGATGTGATCCATATCCAGAATCCAGCATACCGCGATCCGGTCAACATGCACAAGGGCGTTAGCCCTATCAGCGTGGCATGGGACAAGATCAACACATACAACGAACTGCAAGCTACGATCTATTCGCTTGTAGCTTCAAATGCCGTACCGTCGGGCGTGCTATCAGCACCGGGCGATATCCCTATTGCTACGGTAGAGTCGCTTAAAGCGCAGCTACGCAAGCGTAAGGATGCAAGCGGACGTGAGCGTACAGACCCGCTTGTGCTTGGCTCTGGTATGAATTATACGCAGATGGGCTTGGATGCACAGAAGCTGCAAGCTATCGAGACGATACAAGAGCTTGAGACTTCAATCTGCGGTGCATTCCGCATCCATCCGGCGGTAGTGCTTACGAGCGCAGGACTGGCTCGCAGTACCTACAACAACCTTGCAAGCGCATACCAAGAGTTTACGACGCTAACGCGCGTACCATTCTGGAATGCGCTAGAAGAGCAACTGGAATCTGGACTCCGCAAGGAATTCCCAGACGTTCAATTGCAATTTGATTTAGGACAGGTACAAGCATTGCAGCCGGACGTAGACGCTGTTATTTACCCTGTTATTGCGGAGTTTAACGCGAACCTAATCACGCTAAACGAGAGCCGTGCCAAACTGGGCTTTGAGCCAGTAGAGGACGGCGATAAATACTCGTATGAAGTCGTACCGCAGACGGGCGGCTTTGGTGCGTTTACTGCTCCAGAGCCAGAGGCAAAGCAATCGGTAGAAACCAACGCTGACCCAATCGAAAGCGTAGAGGGCCGCAAGGTAAAGTGGCACGAGCCGGAAGCGGTAAAGTACTGGCAGAAGCAGGAAGATGTTATCCTCAAAGCTGCGGAAGCTACGCAGGCGGACGTTGCGGAAGTAATGAAGCGCGTAGAGCGGGCCGTGATGAAGCAGGTAAAATCGGATCGTTTTGTTGGCGTCAACAAAATGGTAAAAGCTCCAGAGGATGCAATCAACATAGCCGATTTGGTCAGGCAGTTTATAGCAGCCAATGAAGCTACGCAAGAAGCATTGCGTACGCAGATCATCGAGATGACGCTTGAAAGCGTGGGCGGTGATCTTACGCAAGTGCAGAGCTTGACAGATCAAATACGTGATGAGCAAATCCGCAAGTCTACCGAGAACATGAAAGAGTCTTTGAACACGGCTAAAAAGGACGTGGCAAGAGTTCTCGAAGCTAACGCAGGCAAGCCGGCAGCAGACGTGCAAAAGGCCCTACTAGAAAAGTTTACCGAGATGCAGACTTCACGGGCGGAATTGATAGCAGTTACAACCTGCAAAGCGCAAGCAAGCGTTGTGCAAATTCAAACTGTAAAACGTGTGAACGCACGTGAGACAGATCCCAAGCGTAAGATCGTGCATGTATGGCTATCGCAGCGTGACAATCTCGTACGCCCGACACACAAAGATTTAGACGGCGAATGGATCGAAGAAGGCGAAACGTTTGACCAATTTGTACCGGGTGCAGGCGAAGGGCCCGGGCTTGGCGATATCAGCGAAGCCGCGCGATGCCGTTGCACTATGCGTCCAGTTCGGCGATCACGAGTACAGGAACGGAACTAATGAAGTACAAGAACATACCAGTAGAATTTAAGGCGGATGAGCAGGGCAGCGTTGAAGCGTTCGTGAGCGTTTTCGGCAATGTCGATTCGTACGGCGATCGCGTTATTTACGGCGCATTCAAGGAAAGCATAGAAGCCAAGCTACCCAAGATGGTATGGCAGCACGATATGCAGCGACCGATTGGGAAGACGGTGCTAGCAGAAGAGATACCAGCGGGCGATGCGCGTCTGCCAGAGCGTCTACGTGATAACGGCGCGCTGTACGTGAAGGGCCTGTTCAACCTCAACACTACCGACGGCAAAGACGCATACGAGCATATCAAGTTTGGCAGCGTCGATGAGTACAGCTTCGGTTATGAAGAAGTAGAGACAACACCGCTCGCAGATGGTACAAAAGAACTCAACAAACTGAACATTATCGAATGGTCACCGGTTACGGTAGGGGCTAATCCCATGACCATGACAAGTAACGTTAAAGCTATGACACTCGAAGAAAAGCTGGATGTTGCGGCTACGCTCATCAAGCAATCAGAAGAGCACGCACTCGCATACGCGGATATGCGTAGCAAAGCGGGCCGTGTGCTCAACTCTCGTATCCGAGGCATGATTCTTTCACTTGCCGATCAATTGAAAGATGTCTCAAAAAATCTGTATCAGCTTCATGCCGAAACAGACCCAATTCCAAAGGCAGACGATAAGGAGTTAAAGCGCAAGCAGCTCCTATCGCTTATGCAAACAATCAACACAATGGAGATAATCTAATGACGTGGGAAGAAATCCTCGCCGCTTTGGATGCTGTTCTCGCCGGTACGTTTGAGACACCGGAAGCAATGGCCGCTGAAGTAGCAACAATCCGCGAACAGATCGCGGCGCTTTTAGCAGAAGCATCTGAAGAAACAGCCGAAGTAGAAGAAGTATCGGCAGCCGTAGAAGGCGCAGCAAAGGCACAAGCCAAGCTCGCTCGTATCATGACAATCATCCAACAAAAGAAGGCGCTTAACGATATGAAGACAAAGAACGCTTCAGATCTTAACGCACTCAAGACAGCGGCGCCAGTACCTTCTGGATTCGTTGCAGAAGGCGCAAAGATCACAGGCCAGCACTACCGTGGCAAGGCATTTAAGCAGTTCGGCAGCGAAGCAGGAGCAGCGGCATACAAGGCAGGACGCCAGATTGCAGCTTGCCTCGGCGATGCTAGCTCGGCTCAATGGTGCAAAGAGAACGGCGTGCCAATGCAGAAGACAATGGCAACTACCAACAACTCGCTTGGTGGTCTGACTGTTGTTGACGAACTAGATCAGGCTATCCTCTATTATCGCGAAGAACGCGGCGTAGCTCGCGGTATCATGGACGTAGTATCCATGAACAGCGAAACACGCACAGTTAACCGCAACGTAGGCGGCACGGCTGTATACGCACTCGGCGAAGGCCAAACATATACAGAGTCAGATGTGCAGTTCAGCGGCGTACAGCTTACAGCCAAGAAGTTCGGTGCTCTTACGCAGAACACAATCGAACTCGGCGAAGATTCATACGCAGCAATCGCAGAAGAGATCGCTAAGGATCACGGCTACGCACACGCTGTACAAGAAGACAAGGTTGCTTTCTTGGGCGATGGTACATCAACGTACAACAACCTTGTAGGTTTGACCGAATCATTCAAGAAGCTCGTTACTGATATCGGCGGTACATGGGCAACGGATGCTAACAAGGCATACGCAGCGGGCGTACAGGTAGCAACAGGCGCAACACTTGCCACTATCACACTTGGCGATATCATCAAGACGCAGGCAAAGGTTGCTACATTCCCCGGAATGAATAACCGCTTTTACGTTCCTTCGCAGATTTGGTACGGCACGATTGTACCATTGATCCAAGCCGTAGGTGGTAACACAGCAACGCAGATCGTAGACGGCGTAACACGTCAGTTCTTTAACGGTTCGGAAGTTGTCTTCACAGATGAACTTTACACGCCGCTTCTTACAGCAGAGAACAGCCAGTTCGTACTGTTCTATGGTGATGCTGCTCAAGCTGGTTTGTTTGGCGATCGCCGCGGTCTGTCAATCACAAGCTCACAAGAAGTTGGCTTCCTGACAGACACGCAATACAACAAGTCCACGGCTCGCTACGGCGTAAACTGGTGGAACATCGGTAACGCTTCAACAACAGCATCGGCACGTCAACGCGGCGCGCTTGCAGCTCTTGTAACAAAGAACTCATAAGGTGACCCAATGAATAACTTGCAAAACGTAAAGGTTGTAAACGTAACGCCGCCTGCCGCTATCAAGGATAACGCTTCGTTCGCTACAACAACGATCGACACGCTCGGCTTTAACAAGGTAGCTATCTACTTTGCACTCGGCGCAACTGATATCGCTATGACTGCTCTTAAGGTTCAAGAGTCTGACGATTCAGGCATGAGCGCAGCCGCTGACATCACGGGCTGTGTATACGGCGCAACAGGTGCTCCGGCACTTCCGAGCGCAGATGATGATAACAAGATCTTCGGATTCTTCATCGACCTCAAAGGCCGCAAGCGTTATCTAGATGTAGTTGCTACGGCTGGTGATGGCTCTGCCGGTACTTTCGGCGCATGCACGGCGCATCTCTACAATCCGCTTACAACAGAAGACAACGCAACACAGCGTGGCCTCGCTGCTAATCTTATCGTCTAAAGTGACATGACTACGGGGCCTTTGGGCCTCGTGGTGATCTCACTTGAAAGCACATGATAACACTATCTAACGCAGGCGCAAGAGTTGACTTGCAGATACGCAAGGGTGGGGCTTTTGCTCGCACACTTACCTACAAAGTCAACGGCGCTGTTCAGAATATCACGGGCTATACGTTCGCGGCTCAAGTGCGTACAGTATCGGGCACGCTTGCCGCTACGTTTACATGCACGATCGTAAGCGCAGTAGCAGGCACGTTTAGCATTGTGCTTACGAGCGCTGAGACGGCAGCACTTGTAACCACGACCGAATACAAGTGGGATCTTGAAGTTACGATCAGCGGCGTTGTGACCGAGCTTTTGCGCGGTGATGTTACGGTAGTGGATGAGGTGACAACGTGAGCACCATCAACGTAAGGCAGGACACCGTAAGCGTAGATATCAAGCAGTACGATGTAGTGCTAGATATTGTTAGCGGCGGTATCGTCCCTGCGGCGATTGATACGACGCTGGTAGCATCTACGTCGCTATCCGCTTTGCGATGCATTACAACGGACGGGAGCGGCCTTGCAAAGTATGCTACGCCAGACTCGCTTGCGAATGCGGTAGTAATTGGGATTAGTACGACGGCTGCAAGCACGGGGCAGAACATCACGATCAAAACAAGCGGGCAGATTACGGATGCTTCTTGGAGCTGGACAAAGGGAGCGATCTATCTAGGGGCTAACGGCACGCTAACGCAGACGGCTCCCACGGGTGGTAACATCGTAGTCCACGTAGCAAAAGCAATCACAGCAACAACACTAATCATCGACATAGACACAATCATTCAAACGGTGTAACATGGCAGAAAAGTATATCAAGAATAACAGCGGCCAGCTCGCAGAAGTCGAAGCTACCGTATCATCATCAGGCGCAACGGAAGCGGGCAAAATCATAGCTCTCGACGGATCGGGCAAGCTGGACAATTCAGTATTGCCAACGGGAATTGGGGCTACTGTTAAGGTTGCAGCGACTACCGAGAACCTATCGGCTGGCAATCTCGTGAATCTGTTTAACGATGGCGGCACAATCAAGGCGCGCAAGGCAGACGCAAGCAACGGACGCCGTGCTATCGGCTTTGTGATTACAAACTCCACATCGCCTAACAACGCAACGGTGTACCTCGATGGTACGATCACAGGGCTGACAGGTTTGACGCCTGGTGCTCCTTACTATTTAAGCGGAGCAACGGCGGGCGCTGCATCTGCAACGGCTCCGACAACAGCAACCTATATCTCACAAGAGATCGGCATCGCTTTGTCAGCAACCGAAATCAACTTTGAAGAGCAACAACCTATTACGCTGGCCTAATCTATGGCAGTTAAGAAACCATTAGTCCTAGCGTCTGG